GTGTGTCTTGATGCGCTCGAACATCTGCTTGGCGTCGGGCAGATAGTAGATGCGGCGCCAAACCTCGGGCAGCGTGAGCGCCGAGGTCTCGACGATCGCTTCCTGTTTGTTCAGGTCATTCTCGTCCTCGCGATAAACGCCAAGCTGCCACGGCATCAGCAGTTTGCGCTGGAAGATCGGCCTGTTCCAGTCGGTCTCGGTCCATTGCTTGAGGAAAGCGGCGCCGAATTTCAGGGAGTCGGCGACGCCGCGACCCCACAACACGTCCGCACTGACGGCATCCTTGCCCCACTCGCGCGAGAGTATCTTGCCACCCTGTTTTCCGCGATCCAGCTCGCGCTGCGGGTACGAATTCTCGTAGTCGATGGAGAATTTAAGCTCGACCGGGCTGTAGAGATGCGCGGCGAGCCGGGCGATATTGCTCGGCAACGTGTTGATCAGCGCCTTGGAGCCATCGTAGCGGCCGGTCTCGTAAATCTGGCTGAGCAGGCGATAATAAGCCGCGCGCATGCCGACGCTGACGCGGCAACGCTCGATCAGGTCGTTGGAAAACGCGATCAGTTCGGGTTTGTCGCTCGGAAGCTCGATCATCTCGTTTTCCCAGCGGCGGCAGTGGCTGCAACACGGTGTCCGTGTGTTGTAGATAGCCTAGAAACGATGTTGGCGCCAGCCCGCGCATAAGGACCGGAGTTGGTGGCGCCTGCGAACGCCGCACCGTTGGCCTGGAAGCCGGTCAAGCCGGGCGTTTGCGCCATCACTTCGGTCACCGGGTTCACGACATCCTTCGTGGCGTATTCGGAATTCCGGCCGTCGTTGAGGTTCGTGATCTTGAGCGACGAGTAATCGGCCGAGGTGCCACCCGCCATCTCCGCTGCCATATCGGCGCGAACCTCCGACGAGTCCATCACCGAACGCGCCACACCCTCGATTGACTTGGTCTTGGCGGAGAGAATGTTCGGCATCGAGATCACGCCCTCTTCCTCTTCGCGGTAGCTAAACCCGCAGTGTGGGCACAGGTTCGGCGGCTCGTCCTTTGAGTCCCACGGGAACGTCTTGCGGCAGGAGATATCCGGGCAGCGGTATCGAATGGCCATCAGCGTCTATGCCTCCACGCCGAGCGGCGTTGCAATTTCATGTTCTGGTAGCGCTCGATGTCCTTCACCTTAAAGAAGCTGTCGAGCGAGTTCTGGTTGAAGAGAAACACCTGATCGGTGATCTTGAGCTGGGTCCGCGCCTCGACTGCTGCGCGCGTCAGCTTTTGCGCGACGAGGCGCGGCCGGATCTTGTGGACCCAGCAGCGTAGTGCGAACGCGGCGGCGAGCACGCGGTCATCTTTCTTGGTGCCGGCAGCCTTGATCGTCGAGTCTTCGCGCGTAATCGTCTTCATCTCATCGATCAGCTCGGATGAGCGGATGTGCAGCTGGCCGTTCGAGGTGAAATCGCGCAAGGTTTCCAGATCGGCGATCTTCGACTGTGTGCTCGTTTTGATGTGCCAGTTTTGGCCGGCGCCGAGCGAGTCCGGTCGCGTGCCGATGAACGCCTGCACGTTGCGGAAGACGTTCTTCAGCCCTTGCTCTTCGGCCAGCGGCGCGTAGCCCAACTCGATCTGTTGCTTGAGCGATCGCAGCTCGTTCCATACTGCGGTGCCAGCGCCGTTCAGTTCGAGGATGTATCTGATATCGTTCCGAGGGTGGAAGCCGTACCAGCCCATCAGTGACGCCAGCACCCACGCGAGCTGGCGAGTGTTGATCATTGTAAAATTGTATTCCGCGACCTGATCGCACCCATCAGCATAGCAGCGAAAAATCTGGATCGACGAGCGATCATTGTCGGGGTTCTCGCCGTAGGCCGGATCGCAGCCGATGGCGTAGGTCGCGTCCTCGACCGGCTCTTCCCACACTTTCAACTCGATCGACTTCATGTTCTCGGCGCGCAGCACGCGCATGTCGACGAATTCCTGGCCGACAAGGAACATCCAACTCGAATATTTCCGGCTAACGTGTTGGTTGGTCTGGTCGGTCAGCTTCTCATTGGAGAAAAAGATCGCGCCGGACTGCTGGAACGCGTCTTCCTCGGTCCACGGCTGTTCCTGCGTCCGCGACGTGGAGGCTTCGTACTCGACCTCGGTGTTGTCGTTGTCAGCGCGCGCGGTCGGGTCGTACTTGCGGCGCACCCACGCCAGCTGCTCCATGTCGATGACAACGCCGTATTGCTTGAAGACCGCCTCGATTTTTTTCTTCTCGATCTCGGTCGGTTCCTGACCGCCATAGACGAGGAAGTCGCGATGCGTGCGTGGGATGCGTTGCGATTGCTTGGCCCACCACCCCAAAAATATGGTTCGGCAGTGGAGCTTGTCGCGTTTGGCCTCCAGCCACATGTCGTACCAGATATTAAACCCGCGCGCGGTCGACTCCCAAATATACAGCCGATCGTCGTTCACTTCGGCGAGCGACTGCTTCAACGCCTCGACGCCGTCAGTGTCGCCCCAGGAACACATTTCGCTTGCGTGTATAAATGACAGGCCGACCGAGCGGCCGAGGCCGCCCGACGTCTTGCTTTTGCGAATGCCGGCGGCGAGGAAAAGAATCTCGGCCTTGTTCTTCAGCACCAGGCCGTAGCGGTTGTCGCCGCGGATGCCGGGAAATTTGAGTTTAGCGGGCAGCTCGGTGATCGCATTGATCAGCTCGGTACGCGCCTTGACCTTGTTGCTGTCGGTGTCGAAAACGATGGCGCCGTTGAGCCCGGGGTTGAGCCCGATCAGGAAGGTGGTCAGCAGGCGGATGATGGTCGAGATGCCGAGCTGGCGGCTCTTGAGGATATAGATGTCGTGGATATCGTTTTCGAGCGCGTCGAAAATCTCGGTGATCAGTTGGCGCTGGCCGTCGTAGAGGTTTTGCCCGACACAGAAGCGGCCTTTTTCTTTCGAAAAGACGTAGGCGTTGTCCAGAAACTGGTAAAACGCCTTCTCGGTCGTCAGCCGCTTTTGTCGGGACCAGCCTGCCATGATGGAACAACATAGCGGCGAGGATGTTGTTCGTCCAGTCTGGAGGCTACAACATGGACCTTCTTATCGCCCTTTTGGTCTTCGCGATCGTCATTATCGTCGTGCTTTACATCATCGATCTGCTCCCCCTGCCCCCGCAGATCAACATGATCGCCAAGCTGATTGTCGGCCTGCTCGGGCTGCTCTACCTGTTGCGAATGTTCGTGCCGAGCATGGGACACGGGCACTTCTAGCGATCAGTACGTTCCGTCCAAGGCGCGCTCTACTCGCATCAAATGGTCCAGAAATTTTTGTTCCGTTGAATTTCTGTCCCTGTTTTTGAGTGTGGTAACTACCTCCCGTGTTTCCTCATAAACCGCTGCGCGCCAACAATGGCTCGTGGCAAACTTGCGGGCGCACGGAATGGGCCGATCATCCGGGTGACAGGTGCATTGTCGAGTGTCAGCGAAAGTGGCTTTTTCGTCCATGAGGGTTACTTCCGCTCTTCCATCCGGTCAGCAATCCATTTTTGAGCCTCGGCTGTTTTGGGGTGAGGCAGTGGATACCCCCATCCCATTCGTTCGCAAAACTCGCGAAACGATAGTCCCTTCGATTCTTGATCTTGGCTCATATTATTTTCGTTTATCATCGCCCCGCCATCCGCTGCTGTTCGACCAATGCCTTGATCGTCTCGCTGACGATGCTCTGCAGGTTGGTCCAGAACATCATGCTGGCGTTGGTGCTGTTCATGATCAGGGCATCCACCGGGCTCCCTACGCCCGGTGGCGGCACCAGCACGAAGGCTCCGCCGAAATTAGCATCCTTGTTCAGCCGTATCTGCGCGGCCATCTGATCGAAGGTGGCGGCGAGCGCTTCGGCGTCGAAGCCTTCGCGGCGGACGAGGGGGTCACTCATAGCGATGCGCGTAGTAAGGCTTGATGTCGCTGTTGAGGATCGACCCGACAGACGGCGCATTCGCAACCTGGAGCGCCAGTTCTTCGGGCACACCCGAGTAGACCGACACCTTGCCCTTGCTCCAAGCCACGGTCATCTCCTGTGCTTCCTCACGATACCCGATCTGGTTCACGTTCGAGCTGAACACCGGCTTTTCCCAATCGGGCATTGAGTTCTCCTATCATGGCCGCGAACACCGGCCCCCATGAATCTTCGTCACCCTGCTTGAAGTATCTCGCGCGCGGCGTCCAAATCGCCTTGTCGCCCAGCACGCCGATTCGAAAATCGAGCCCCATTCGGCTGTACGGTACCCAACATTCCTTGTCGGCCAGCGCCGCCATGTGCGGCACGGCAGACTCACAGGCGATCACGAGGTCGAGCCCCCGCATGATCGACAACGTGTCGGTGACGTCGCTGATGTAGCCCGAGAGGTCGCGGATCACGCTGGAGGCGCCGGTATCGTAGAGATCCTGCCGCTTGGCATCTTTCTGCAGGCTATAGAGCTGGACGCCCGGCACCTTGACGAGGTCGAGGAAATGCTTGAGGTCGATCGAGCGATGGCTGTTGATGTCGTTCAGCGCCGAGCCCGACCACGCGATGCCGACGTGCAGCTTGCGGTCCGGTATCTTCCAATCGCCGCGCATCGGCGGCGCGGTGTACTTGAACTGCTTGCGGCCGATGATCTCGTCGGTGCTCAAGCCGAGCGCCGTCGGCAGGCTGACGAACGTCGTCCAGTGGTCGTAGGCCGGGAACGGCGTATTGAGCGGCATCACGTTCAGGTTCTTGATGTGGCCGAACGCCTGGTTGAACAGCCGCACCAGCTCGGGCTGCACACAGAGGTGCACGAACTTCGAACGCTCAGCTGCCTGCGGCACGAAGCGGGCAAACGAGAGCGTGTCGCCGAGGCCCTGGTCGGCGGCGATGAATATCGTCCGGCCGCTCTCGCCGCGCCAGCGTGTGAAGGGGAACGACAGATACTGGTGCAGCTTGTAGCGAAACCGCGCCTCGAAGTACTTCAGGCCCTCGGCCATCTGCCGGTTGTGCATGTAGGCAAACGCGAGCGCGATCTGCGCCGTGGGATCGTCAGGCAACAGGTCGTTGGCCTTGACCGCGCAACTCACCGCGGTCTCGGTGTTGTTCATGATGTAATGAATGATCGACAGGTTCAGCCAGCCGAACGCGAGCGAAGGATCAAGCTCGACCGACTTCATCGAGTGCTCGAAGGCTTCCTTGGTCTTACCGACGATATGTAGCTGCCAGCCGAGGTTGCAGTGGATGCGAGCGAGGTTGATGTCGCTGTTCTCGCACTCCAGTGCGCGGCGGTACGAGGCGATCGCGGCGTGCGACATATTGAGGTCGCAGGCGTTGTTGCCGACCGCGTAATGCGCCGCGCCCCAGGTCGGGTCGACATAGGAGGCCGCGACGAAGTTGCCGTAGGCTTGGGTGAGTCCCGCCGAGTTGCCCCGGTTGTTGTTCGCGGCGTGCTCGCCGGCATCGTAGAACTGTTTTGCGGCGGCGCGATTACCCATTGAGCACCGCCTGATATTTTGAGCGCAGATGGGTCGCCATGCAGATCGTACTGGAGAAACCCGCCGCCGCGTAGGAGACGTGAGTCCATTCGCCAGTATCGGCGCGAAATTTCACCGGCTCGCCCTTGGCGCAACGCGGGCAGACGTCGTTGATCGTCTCTTCAATTTGGTCTTTGTTCAGGGACACTCTGGGCCTTCACGATTTCCGCCATACGGGCGATGTGGTTCGACTTGTAGGGTTTCCCCTTGGGGTTCACGATCCCCATCTTGGCGAATTCCTGCGCGGTCAGGCGCGGCGAGAAGAAATCGTGCGGCCGGATATCCAGCCGCTCCTTGATGAGCCCGAAGATCCTGAGCTGTTCCGGGTCCGGCTCCAGCATCGAATGCTGGCCTTGGCCTACCTTACGCATGCCGTAAGGCGCGTTGCCGCCGACATAGCCGCCCTTCTTCATCTTGAAGTACTTGCCCAGCGTGATGCGCTCGACGATGCGCCCGCGCTCGAACTCGGCGAACGCCGCCAGCATTGAGAAGAACAATTTCGAGGGACCGTCGCGCATCACCGACTGGGTGCCCATGTCGAACAGGATGAGATGGACGCCCTTGGCCTTCAGAAACTCGATGGTCTGCAACGCATCGATCGAAGAACGAAAGATGCGGTCCATCTTGGCGGCGATCACGGTGTCGCCCTCCTGGATCGCGGCCAGCAGCTTCTCGCCGGCCGGGCGCGTTTTCATCTTGCAGGAGCCCGAAACGCCACTGTCGACGTAGACCTGCACGTCGAATTTCGACAGCCCCTGCGATTGCGCGTACATCATGCCAATGTTTTCCTGCTCCTGCAGGGACGTCTTGTGGTCGGCGCTTTGTTCCGCGGTTGAGACGCGGCAATAGATGTGCAACATGTTGTTCTCCCCTTGATCCAGAGGGGTAGACTATTTGATAGCGTGTTGTTTGTCAACCTGCTCCTGAATCCACGGATAGGTCATTTCGAGCCCGTCGCGCAGGGGCATTGAGGGTTTCCAGCCCAGATGTTGTTCGATCAGGTCGTTGTTGGAATTCCGGCCGCGGACGCCGAGTGGTCCGGGGATGCAATGCACGTCAAAGGTCTTCCCGGCGATGGCGGCAATCATATCGATCATCTCTCGGATCGAAACCATCTCGGATGAACCAATGTTGACCGGGCCGGTAAAGTCCGAGTTGAGCAGCCGCCAAAATCCTTCCGTCGCTTCGCTCGCGTGGATGAACGAGCGTTGTTGTTTGCCATCCCCGAAACACTCGATCGTGCCGCCATCCGGAACCTCTGCAATTTTTCGCATGAATGCGGCCGGCGATTTCTCTCGCCCGCCGCGCCAGGTGCCGTAGGCACCATAGGCGTTGTGGACGCGCGCGACCTTGATATCCATGCCGTAGTTGCGCGAGTACGCATCGTAAAGTCGTTCGCTGAACAGCTTTTCGATACCATAGCTGCTATCGGGATTCGGAATGTCGGTTTCTTTGCAGTCGATATTTCCGGTCAGCGTGGGGTACACGCATGCACTCGAAGTGAACAGCATTTTCGGCACTTCGAATTGACGACACGCTTCGAGGACGTTCAGGTTGATCACGGCTGAATTGTGCATGATCTCCGCGTCGAACGTGCCGGAGAATACGTGCTCGGCGCCTCCCATATCTGCAGCCATCTGTACGACCAGATCGAATTCGTGCCAGCGAAATGTCGAGTAGTAGTCGGGCGCGTTGCGCAAATCGTAAATGAAGTACTCGTGCGCTGGCGCGAAGCCAAACTCCGGCATCTTGCGATCAAACGACACGACCCAATAGCCTTCCTTCTTCAGTCGGTCGCACATCCAGGAGCCAAGAAACCCCGCCCCGCCGCAAACTGCTGCTTTCTTCATGCTACACCGGCTCTACAACTGCTGGCGGCGTCAGCTCTCGGATTCGCTTGTCCAAGGTCCAGACCACATCCTCGCCCATGCCGACGCTCTGCTGCGGCAGTAAGCGCAGCACGATCGCGATGTTGTCATAGGCGTCGGCCTTTGGCTTGAGCCGATCAATTGTCGCCCGCAGTCCGACGATTTCGTTCTTGCAGCGAAGCATCATATCGATAGCTTCTTTGTTGCTGATATCTTCGGGCATGAAAACCTCAAACTGGTGGAAGTGAGTGGTAATCGAATTTGGAATTCACGATCGGTTGCGGCTCGGTGGTCTGCACGCCATAGAAGACGGCACCCTCGCCGCAGGTCATGACGATCTGGCGATAGGACATGCCGGCCGGCATCTGGACCTGCGCGATCTGCTGCTCGCCCGCGGGAAGATCGGGGCTGATCTCGTAGCCTGACTCGGTGTCGGTGAGCGTGACCTTGGCTCCGTTCTTACCGCCGCTGATCAAGAAGGTGACGGGACCGAACAACAACACACACATGCTGCAGTCGCTATCGGCTCGCCACGCGAAGGGGCCGAAGCCCTGGCTCCAGCGAAGCCGCCACTCGCCTTCCCATTTCGGGAAGGGCAATTGGTGGGCGAAGATCGTGTGCGTACCCATGTGCTGGTGGATCGGCTTGATAGCATCGGGACGCCACTTGCCTGCACGGATAGATGCGGTGCGCGCGACGAACCGTTCGAACGCAAGGTCGTCTCGCCGTTCCTCGACCGGTTCCGTTGCAAGTCGAAGCCCCTGCTCTTCTAGCGAAGGCTCCTGGCCGATCATCTCCACACACGCGGGAACAAGTGCGACTGAAGCCAATCCATGCTGGGCAAGTGCTGCGTCAAAACCCCAATCTGCTGTGCACCATTGTACGTTGCCTCGAAAAGCCGCGTACCGTCCGATGTCGATACCCGATAGTTGAGCGAAGACCGCTCGATTATCCGGCCACCAGCCAGAGCGGTAGTTCGCAAGCACCAGCTCCGCAGCCTGCCGCGTGTAGATGACGTGGCCGGCGCCGAGGTTGTGCATAACAGCCCAACCATCTCGCTGAATAAGAATTCGATCGTCATAGGCGCGGACGGAGACGGCTCCGACGGCCAATCCTGCAGTGCTTCCTTCATCGAACAGCCTCATGGTTTTCTCGAACCAGTCGGGCGCGAGCAAAACGTCGTTCTCGCAGAGCCCAACGTGGTCGTAGCCGGCTTCGAGCATCTTCGTCAGCGCGAACACAATGGCGGCGTCGGCACCCCCGCGAATACCCGGAAATGATTCGGTAGCGAAGTCGCGGTTGTTGTCGAAAAAAGCACGCCCGCCAGTATCGGCCACGTCATCCATATTGCGCGGGAGCGAACCATCAACCCAAAACAGCGCGTGCTGTCCATCGCGCAGCACTGGAAACGTCTGCTTTGTCAGCTCGACACGATCTTTGGTGAGGTAGGCGATCGCTACTTTCACGCGCGAAACTCTCCGTAATGTGTTTGTTCGGCGCTCGCGCGAGCGAAAATCGCCTCTTGCATAGTGCAAAAAGTGCCGAGACTGATCTGCTTTCGATCTACCCGGATGAATGCTTTCCATTTACCATCGTACTGATACACCCCGGTGCGCCCGCTTGTGTTGTTAACCTGCGGTTTGCGGTTCTGGGCGTTCTGCGCATGAGTAGCTTGGCGGAGGTTGTGCCAGCGGTTATCGGCGGGGTTTCGATTCTTGTGGTCGATTTGGTCAGCGGGGTCTCGCCCAGTTATCAACTTCCAAATGACGCGATGCGCCATATACAAAGTGCCATCAATAAAATTTTGAGAATGTCCTGTTTGGTTATGGGACGTGAACGCCTGTCTACCTGCGTGTTTCCCGTTCCAACTGTTCCAAATTCGAGCCGAATCGAAATGCTTGCGCGGGCGGTTTTTCCAAAAAATCTGGCCCGTTTCCGGGTTATACAGAAAGCACTCGCGCAGGTATTTTGCTGAAGGCAGTTTGAGCTTTCTCACAGCACACTCTCGCAGTCGGTGAGGAAAGCGTGCGCCGTTTCCACCGTTTTCGAAGGCACGAAGTCGACGTGTGCCAGCACGTCCCATATGCGGCGACAGTCCTCGACCACCGATTGCGCCGGTAGTTGAATTTTGCTGAGCACCGCTGCAAGGCGTTCGACGTTCTCGTACCCGTCGATCTCCGCGCGCATATCGGTGATCAGATTGTGCTCGTTGCGGTTCTGCAAAGCGAACGGCTTGCCGCAATGGACGTAGTATCCGCGATCACGCATCACTCGTTGTACTAACAACGAAGCAAAAATATCGTCCATGCGCCCCACATGATTCCACATAAACCATGCTGGGATGAACTCGCGACGCACGGCGGTTGCCTGGCTGTTGAACACCGTCCATGTGTACGGATTGATCACGTAGCCCGCCTCGACCAACAAGGAGACCTGCTGCACGTCGGGCGCGAGCGCAATCCGGGTCACGCTGTCGATATCGGGATCGGCAATGCAGGTACCGGCGGCTACGCCCACCTTCCCGAGTCCAGTGCTGGCGTAATGGGGCTCGGATTTGATCTGGTACGGAAACCCACGGTGCTTCGAGCGCGGCCGGAGGTACTGCCCCGGATCGTGCCAAAGATTCTTGCCGACGATCTCGATGCCAGTCTTGAAGCACATGGCGTCGAGGATGTCTTCGAAGTATCTGGCGTCGATGACGTGATTGTCGTCATCCCACGAGTGGACGATATCGGCACCGGACTTCAGCGCTTCGAGGAATCCGATATTGCGACGTTGTATAACGCCCCACCCGATCAGTGGCGAGCAGCGGTAGTTGAGAGCTTCTTGCGCCTCGACATTAAGGAAGCGGGTCCTCTCGTCCTTGCAGAACATCGCCAGTTCTTCGGGCTCGCGCGTGTCGCCTACGACAAGAAACTCGACGTCGCCACCACAAGAACGATAAGCGGTGAGCGCGCGGGGCACATTCACGGTCGTCGTCACCGAAAAAATCTTCATTTCGGCTCCGGGTCCAGATCGCCCTTGGTCTTGGTGTTGAAGTCGAACCAGCCCTGGATGATGCGGCGGAGCACCGCCGCGACCGTCGAGTCCTGTTTGACCGCTTCGGCCTTCAAGAGCTTATGGATTGGCCGCGGTATGTGAATCGAAGTGGGTTGCCCTCCACTGTCTCTCACTATGCCGCGCTTAAGCTTACTAGCCATCTATCCTCGAATTGGTTGGCGGCCCGGCTGGATGGGGGAGGTGGACCGGGCCGCCGTTTACCGGGAAGCTGGGGGGCATGCCCCGGTGTTGCTATCAAGAACTACATGTTAGTCTTTGTCAACAACAAAAAGCCCCCGGTGTTGGCCGAGGGCTTTCTAATTGAAGCTATTGAGTTTCCGAATTCAGCTTGAGCGACTGGCCCTGGTCGGCGTACTCGGATCGGGAACGCTCGGGTCGGTTGCGACAGGCTCCGGCGTCGGTGCGGGCTCGGTCGGGGGCGCCGCGTCGGTGTTGGCATTGATGGCGTCGGTGATCTCGGTGGTGTTGGCTTCGAGTTGCGGCATGATCGCAGCCAGTTTCGTTTTGGCGGCCGGCGAAAGGCTCTCGCCTGCAAGGGCATCGGCCAGTTTGTGCTTGATATCGGAAAGCAGTGCGGCAACGCCGTCGATCTGGGTTTTCTGCGCGTTGATCTTGGCGAGCGTGACGCCTACAAAATCGTCGATGTCGGACATGAACTTCTCCATGTTGTCGTTGAGACGTATCAATTCCCGCTTCGTCTCGGGGTCGGTCACGTAATGGTGGTAGATGTGCAGCAGCATGACGCCCCGAGGCTAAGCCTACAACACAAACAACGCAAGTCTACTTCTGTTGTTCCGGCTTGGGTGTCTCTTTTTGCTCACCCGGCTTCGGCGCCTCCTTGGCGTCGCCGGCCGGCGCCCGCGCGATCTTCTGCTGGAAATAGCTGACGAGGCCCGCGAGGTCGAGCTGACGCGCCTGCGCCGCGGTGGCCAGGATGCCGCGCTCGTCGAGCAGGATCTTCTCCTCCTGCGCCGTGATCGCGACGAGCTTGCAGGGGTTGGCATCAGGGCAGTCGAGGCGGGCATCGGCGAGCGCGATCGACGGGAAAACGGCGGTGAGAATTAAGCAGGCGGTAACGAAGCGCATGGATTTTCCTCCTTCAAGTGGTGAGTTTGACGTGACAGATTTGCTTGATCAGATCGATATGGACCTGCTGGCGCTTGTGCCGGTCGATGATGATCTGCAATTCGCGCTCGAAGCATGGGCGCGACAGATTGATAATCCGGGCCGCTGGAAAATCGAGTTCCGTCAGTTCCTTGAACCATGATGATGTCTCGATCAAGCGACGCGCAGTTTTGTAATTCACGGCGTTACTCCCCCCTCCACCATTTATATTCTGCACCGCAGTTAGAACAACAACGTACCATAATCCGTGTTGGTTTGCCATCGGCAGTTAGTACGGGTTGGTCTTCCCAATAATGGTCGAGGTCTCGACAACGCGCATCGCGGTAATTTTTTATTGCTCTGCGAAAGAACGCCATCATTTGGTGAGACTCTTCGCGAAGCGTTTGAGTTTGTTGCGCTGCTCCTGCAGTTCGAAAAACATGTCGACGTAATTCGGCACGGGAAAGTTGCGGTGGCCTTCCCTCGGCTCCCAGCGATAGACCGTGGCCAGGTGGATATCGAGAGCTTCGGCCAGCTTGCGCTTCCATCGGCGGCCGAACAGTTTGGTGGCGCGGGTGGTGAGTTCGTCGAAGGTCATAAAAATAAAAGCGCGACAGTTGTGCAGAAGCCGAATGTGCCGCCGATTAGAATACCGATCAGCAGCATGAGAATGTCGGACTTCGTCGCTGGCTCGCGTATAATCACGACAGCACCCAGAAGAACAGGAGGACGTGCCACCAACGGAGTGGACGACCTTCGCGGACGTCATCGCAACATTCGAGAAGATCGTCCTCGTCCATGGCTATTTGTTATCCACGGTGTGCGAATGGAAGTAGCCGGTCTTGTCCGGGTCCGGCGGCTGCGTGGTCGGCGGCACAGGCGGGGTGTCGGCCTGACCTTGCACCGACATACCCTTGGCCGGCTCGGAATCACGATCGGAGAGACGAGTGCCGCCACGTTGCTGGTTGCCGCTCGCGATGTCGTTCTGAACCGGGCGTGTCGGATCTGTGTTCGGTGTGGGCGCCGGTCGCTTTAGCGTACCGTCGGGCTTCTGGTCGAGCGCGCCGCCGGTCTGCGCGGCGGATTTGGCATTGGGGTTTTGCATGGTCTGTCCTCCTGCACCTTGCTTGGTGCGTTGAGACAACGCGGTAGCGGGCATGTTGTTCAGCTTACGACCTTTGTTCCCTCGATCAGGCCGCTGTCGATCCGCTTGAACTGGACGTCGCGCTCGGAAGAGAGCTTCGCCAGCTCGAACTCGCGGAGGCGGTCGCTGTTGCGCTGGGCGTTGGCGTCCTCGTTGCGCAGCTTCATCTGGTCGATCTCGAACTGCATCTCCAGCTCGCGCTTGGACCGGCGCTTGGCGATGGCCGCGACGATCGGGATGCACAGCGTGATGAACAGGACGCAGAGTACGGCAGCGGCATTCCAGTCGACCTGGCCTACGATTTTTGAAAACATGGGGTGGGCTCCCGGGTTAGTTGACGAGGTATTCAACGGAGAGATGACGTCGCTTGTCGGTTGCGATGTTGCGCACGGCGATGCCGTAGTGCGAGCCCTCGTACACCACCTCGCCTGTCCGACGCACGCTGCGATCGTGCACGAAGTCGACCTCGGTGCCGACCGGATAGTGCTTGCGAACATGTGCCGTGATTTTGTCGTTGAGCGCGTCGCGCTGGGCGATCAGTGCGCGGAGCTTCTTGTGTCGTGCGACGGGCATGTTGTTTCGCTCCGGTGATGTTGTTCGTATCAACTAGCTGGCAGCAAGACGCGCCTTGTGTTTCTCGACGACCTTGAGCAGTTTTTGCTCGACGCGGATATCCAACTTCGCACCCTCGATCGCGAAGCACTTCGCCAGCAGTTCGAGGTACACACGGATATCAGCAATCTCGTCGCGGATGTCTTCACTGAGATCCACGCCGTCGCGCCAGCGCTTCTTGATCATATTAGCCAGCTCGCCGGCCTCACCGCATAGCGCCAGAGCTAAGAACCGCTCGTCAGTGTTCGAGTACGCGGGAAACAGATGCCTGGTCATCTTCTCGTGCAACGCATAGAGGTCCATGTTGGTCGTGTGCTCCCTTGGTGTTGTTCTTTCAAACCACCATTTGGCGCGTCGCGCAAGCTATTTCGCGTTGTGCGAAAGGAACGTGAATTTTTGTTCCGCGCTCGACGCTTAGGGTACGCGTAATTTAATTTCCGGGGCGCCCGACGGTTGCTGACCAGGGGCGCCTAGCACCCTATCCGCCTGCGACACGGTGCCGCACCCCATCCCCAGCCAGGCCTGCCCGCCCCTCTCCCCCAAGCTGGAGGTATCCGACCTAACCTATTGATATAGCTATGCAATAGGCGCGCGATCGATCTTGCCCCGCCCCGACTTGTAGCGCCGGGCAGAATTTCACCCCAAAACCTGCCCGGATCTGGCCAGGGCTAGGCGCGCGGCGCACGGTGGCTTAGGTCTGTCCGCATGAGTGAAGCGGTTAGTGGCAAGCGCCAGGTTCCAGAAGCATCGAGAGCGGCGTCTGAGCACTGCAGGAATTTGGAGCCGCAGGAAGTATCAGCGCAAATGCTGAACAACCTGATTGCCGACCTCGTGCAACATGACACGCCAGCCAATGTTGCGGCACTGTTCGAAAACCGCGCCAGCATTCACACGATTAGGAGCTGGCGAAACGGCAATCGATATGTCGCGCCGTGGGCACTGGAGCTGATTGAAAACAAAGCCGCGCGGGTTGCTCAAACTGTGAAGCAAATGCCGCGCGGCCCAGGCAAACAAGCTGGCGAAAAAAACCTGATTAGGCGCTGGCGCTGACCCGCGACTTATTCATCTCGAATTCGTAATCATCCAAGGTCAGGTTGTCGACACTGCAGGCTTCAAGCCAGCTCGAAGCGGTTTTGTCACCGCGCGTCGGGCTAACATCGTGATCGCCCGGATCGTCGTCGCTATCCCAACCGCGCAAGCGCGCCAACTCCTCATATTTCGAAATGCACACAACATCCGCCGGCACCGGCAAAGTGCCACACTCACCGCCGCATTCTTGACAATCGGTGTTGTCGTATTCTGAGACCAATTCCCAAGCTTGTGTTTCCGCGTTCCATGCCGCGCACGCGTCGCACGTAACATGCTCGCTTAAACAATACTCGCAAACATATTTGCTTTTGGGCGTTGTCATCTGATTCCCCGTTGTTTGAGCTAACCACCATTCCTTACTCTCTACATATCATGTTGTCAACAGCGAACAACATAAAATCAGACGCGCGGCTTCAATACCCGTTTGCCTCGCCCTGAGAACAGCGGCTTCGCGCCGGGATCATTCTCGTTCAACGCCGTAAGCTGTTTGCGCAGCCAGGCGCGAAAGTCGGGAAGGCTAATAGGCGTATCGCCCTCGAAGCGTGTATGGCCGTAGTTGCGGCCTTCCGACCAATAAAAAATCTGCGCCAGGAACGCCGCTATTGCGGGGTTTGTTTCTGGCTGCATATCGCCGAGCGATTCGTTCCATGCATCTCGCAGCTGGCGAATCGTCCATATGTCATCCCCGCGCCAGCGCGCTATGCGCTGCGCTTTCGTCGCGAAGTACTCGACCTCTTCCAGGAAACGCGCGGTCTCGGGACGACATGCCAACATGTTGCTTGCTCCAAAGACATATTTGTCCCCAAAAACCTCCTATATCAAACGCCGAGCGTCAAGTTTCTGAAACATTAATGATATCAACGATAATCCGTAAAAATCGAAGTCTGATAGTGGTTTCTCACGAAAAAGTGACCGTGGCCTAACAGAAAACATAGTGATTTCAACAAAGCAGCCCAAAAATGGATGTTTTTGGCCCTCCCCTCGAAAACCGAATAATTCTGGCTCTCCGCAGTGTGGAAAAAAACCATTCCTTATTAGGAGCTAAATCGGTCAGCCAGTTGGTAATAGTTAGTTCTATTCATTCTATTCAATAAAAGAAATAATAAAGAAAACAAAGACTTAGAGGTGGATAGTTGGCTGAATAGTGGGTAGTTCTCCGATACACCCATGCTAAAAAGCCGCCTCGCCACTTACTCTTTACAACAAACCTCAGTTGCAAGCACCATTCGCAACTGGAAAACAACAAAATGTTGTTCGCCTAGTTGACAACCCCATACTTACTCTTTACAGATATAAGGGTTGAACAACATACCAAGGGGAACAACATGAACGCGCAAACGCTCGCAAGCCCGGATAACCAGGCAGATCGAACCATCGCCCTCGCCATATCCGGCAATCGTCTGGTTTCCGTGCTCAATGCGCTTGATGCCGCACTATATGAGACCGGCCGCTATCAGCTGCAGGGCAACGACGTGGTTGCGACCGCGCCTTGGTTTGCTACCCTGCGGGAAACCACGGAAGCGATGCGCGATGAGCTGTCGCGCCAGCGTTGCGCGCTAGGTGCCTAGACCAACCCCAACGCGCTCTAAGCCCGGCAGCTGCAAAGCTTACCGGGCACGGGGCAGTAGAGACACACTAACGAGGGAATGCAGCCATGCGCTTATATGACGGCGACACATTCGACCACAAAGGCCGCGAGTACATTTTCCGCGCTGAACACGATAGCGACGCGGGGACGCCGTGGGAACGAGAGGATGGTCATGGGCCGGTTTCCGATTGGACCAATCGAGAGAAAGCGCCAGGCGAGCGTTTGCTGCACTCCGACCGCCATGCCAAGCGCTATTACGACTTTGCAGAAGCGTGCAAGATCGCGCGGCGGGATGGTTGGGGTTTGGGCGAGGTAGAGCTTGCAAAGCTGGAAAAGCAGTTAGGTCGCAAGCCGAAAAAGGGCGAGATTATAGCTGCATCGGTCGAGGCCGATTTTGACTACCTGCGCCGTTGGTGCACCGATCAATGGGAATATATTTGCATCAGCGTTGAACACGTCGAGTCAGGCCGCAAAGAGTACCTTGGCGGAGTCGATAGCGACTCGCCGGAACGTTGCCGAATGCGCGCACGAGCTGGCGGACGAAATTGCTTATGAACTTGACGAAGCAATGGCGCGCGACATTCAGGATAGCCGCCCCGACATGCAACCCGGTCAATAGGAGCAACCCCAATGCCCGAATTCATCCTCGACCACGGAACGCCCGAAGCCGCGCGCCAATTCCAGCAACTCGACTCCTTCACCCAGGGCTATATTGAAGCCATGTTTTTCACGGACGCAGAACCGGACACCGTGCGGCCGGACGAAGACTCCGACTTCGATAATCCGAACGTGTGGAACTCCGACAAGCATTCAAGTTTGCCAGGCGATGCAACGGTCGCAGATCTATCGCCCGAAGCACTAGAGGCGTGCGTTGCCGCTTGCATATCGTTCCAGAAACAGAACGCTTTCTTTCTCGACATTGCAAAGCAGCTGGAGCCAGGCGAGGAGATTTTCCGTTATGCCAAGGAGGAGCTAGACGACCGCCGCCTAGGCCAGCTGTTCTGGTATGCCCGATGCGGCCATGGCGTTAGCTTTCTCGACGACGGCAACGCGCTATGCCTGCAGGAGCTGCAGAAGGCCGCGCAAGCCGTCGGCAACGTCGACTCCTACATGGGCGACGATGGCCTGATCTATCTCGCCTAACCTCTCAACCCGACCACAAACCACCATAAGGGGAACAGCATGACAAACGCAGTTAGTGAAGTCCTGAGCGCCGCCCGCGAGTTGATCGCGGACCCTGAGCATTGGACCCAAGGCACCTATGCAATCGAGAACACGGGGAACGAGGTCTATCCCGACGAGTCGAACGCCTACGCTTTTTGCAGTGCTGGAGCACTCGCGAAAGCGTCGGGCACCACGTTCAACGAAGCTGGCGACATGCAACCGACACAGCTTTACGATACGGCCTATTTCGAATTGAAGCGCGCCGCGCTGGCCTTGTTTGGCACCGACTCGGTTACATCGGTGAACGACGGCGAACTCAAGACCGATCCAGAAACCGCGCATCCCGACGTGCTGGCGATGTTCGAAAAAGCCATCGCTGACTCCAACTAGAATCGATAATTGACGCCTACTCGCCCGATATGGGCATGCGCGTCGACGTCGATGCGGACAGGTCCGACCAGCACCACCGCGCCCGACCCGCTTAGCCGCGAGGTCGCCAGATAAAGATACTCGCCCTTGCCGCTCCAATTGCGGTCAAGGGCGACCTCCAGGCCGCCGCCAGCGGTCCAACCCGCCCCCGATAGGGAGATCTTGTCCAATTGCCCCGTGAGCGCCCCCAGCGTCACTGTAGCCTCGTCCTGCGCCCCGAGCCAGGCCCCGCCGGCCGTGGCATAGAGCAACACCCGATCGAACGCCGCACCGACCCGGCCGCGGACCGTGCCGAACCCCGTCATTCCGACTTTCTCGCTGACGACGCAGCCCAGGCCGCACCCAAATGCGGCGGTGCGGCTAATGTCCGCCCATTGATAATCAGCCTCGACGCCGAGGACCAAAATTCCCGTTTGCCAATTAGCGCCGATCTGGCCGCCTGCCAGACCGCCCTTGCCCGTGTCGCCGGTCGAGGTGCCAACGAAGCCGGGGGCGGTCAAGATCGAGTTGCCTTGCGCCGTGCCATAGCCGCCGTTGGCGCCGACATAGAAGCCGGACCAGCTGAACACGGCTTGCGCTGGAGCTGCTACCGGCGCGAGATCGGCCGCGCCAGCTGCAACGGGCAACATCGCCAACAGAATTGCAGGAATAAATACTCTCATTTCGAAAACCCCTTGTTGCCCATCCGTCCCGCTCTTAACACGTATAGCGAGTAAAGCAAATGAGAGTCATCCTCGGCGCCCTGATAGGTGCATTCCTCGGCTGGGCCATCTGGCGTTGCTGGGCCGGGCCTCCACCAAAGCCAGCTGTGGACAACAGCACACAGGAACCAGATTATAATAAGTAAAAAGTAACACCTTACTTATTACAAAACCTCTTGTGTATTTCCAACGGCGTGTGATATCGCTTGGCCATTGGTTCCCAGTATCGGAACTGTTTAGGGAGTAAAGGCAAAACGATATGATAGCAGACATCCCAACACCAGAGACAGAGGTTGACCTTTTCAGCGTTGCACACGACCTGCTAAGCAAGGCCGCCGAGGAGCGTGCCAAGGGCAACGCCGAGGCCGCCAACAAGCTGCTTGCAGCTGCAGGCAACATCATGGGGCAGAACAACAGCGCGAGCGCAAAAGACGGTCCGCCCAACGGCACGCAACAGGTGGCCGACCTCCTCGCCCAGGGCTGGCATGAGGTGTCCGAGATCGTGGCGAAAATACCGGGAATGACGGTCAACCGCGTGCATGTCATTATCGGGCGGCTCAAGCA